TTTGCGTATATTAATTCAGGTTGTAATGCTAGATACGCATCAGGGTCATTTGGTACCCAAAAATTGTTTTTGATTTCTTGTATGGCCCGGCGTTGACCTTCATCTTCTAATAATCGTTCTTCACCCCATAGTGTTTGCGATACAATAGATGGGTATTTTTCTTGCACCTCACACCACTTTTGAAACAAGGTGTATTCTTTTACATCCATTTGAGAAACATAGCCAAGTTCTTTAATGGTACGCTCACGCAATTCATCTTCTGTAAAATTCAATGGTTCAATTGGCGTTTCATCTTGCCATTTTTTCCATTGTGTTTCTACATCATCTTTAGGATCAAAACTGTATGCCATTATTTCTTTCTATTTCGCACAATCTTTTTCAGTATCTTTTCTTGTTTACGCCGAGCCATTTGTAATGCCACAGGTCCAACATACTCGGTAAATTTTTTGCCATTCATGTGGTCTAGTTCATGTAGAAAACAACGAGCACTTAAACCTTCTAGGCGAGTTTGCTTTGTTTGTCCATTCTCATCAGTAAACTCAACCTGAACCCATGTTGGTCTGTCTATTTTAACATACAGGCCTGGAAAAGAGAGGCATCCTTCATCCGTTTTCATCACATCTGCCGATACATCAACTACTTTTGGGTTGATACAAGCTAAATCAAAGTGGTCGGTACCAATTACAAAAACTCTTTCAAAAACACCACATTGATTGGCAGATAGCCCAATTCCTCCATATAACTTTCGGGTCATATGTAAACGCTTTACCAAATTAGTCATAATTGGATTTGGCAATGCCTGTGTATAATCAGGTATTGGCTTTTTCAACATTGGATGATTTTCATCAAACAATGGCAAAGGGTCTAGTGTCTGTTGATAGGTTACACCAGCACCAGTATCAATGGTTAAAATATCGCTCATTTTCTAAACACCCAACTATCTGCAAATCGTTTAGCATCTTCTTCAGTTTTAAACCATGCATTTTGATGGTAATCAGAAGAGGCTTCAAACATAATTGCTTGAAATGTTCCATCATTACATGGTAAAATATCTACGGTTCTTTCATAACCATCTGTAATACGAATTTGTCCTTCTGTCATTTTAATATCCTTGAAAAGTTTTTTTCCTTTGAAAAACGGATAACATTCATAAACTTGTCCTGCAAAATATCACCTTTATGAGAAATAACAAATAGATTTACACCTTCTAGCATTTGTAATATCTTCATCAGTTCTTCTGTGCCATTAGAATCAAGGCTAGAATCAAATGTTTCATCAAGTATTAATAGATTGGTATTTGATGAATTCTTTAACTTGGCAACAGCACGCCAAGTCAACATCAATGCCATATCAATCCGTTGTTTCTCACCCTCACTAAAGTTATTGTAAGTAAACTCATCACGGTGCCTAGATTTAATTGTTTCTTTAAACGATTCATCAAGGTTAAAGTTTACAAAGAAATCTAATGACGCTAAATACTTATTGACCAGTTTATTGATAACTGGCAAATACTGGCGAATAATTTTGGTTTTAATGCCGGTATCTTTTAATAAATTACTTGCTACTTCGTAATATGTTCTCTCTTCTATCAATGTTTTTAATGCAACTTGCAGCTCTGTCAATGAGTCCTTTAGTAATTTTAATTGCTGCTCTTCTAACTCTGTCACTACTTTAGAGTCCTTTAATTCATTTGCTAATTTTTGCAAACGAGCAATCATCTTATTGGTCTCTGTGATTGTTGTATTATAGGTAGCAATCTCTACTTGCTTTCGTTGAAGTTCTTTTTGCTTCTCTGCAATTTCGTTTAGTTTATCTTGTTCTGCATTGAGCTTTTCTTCTAGTTGTGATAAACCGTGTTCGCACTCAACAACTTTGGTATTGAGGGTTTCAAGCTCTTCTTCTTTAAAAGAATTGGCAATGGCTTGCCGACAGGTTGGACAATCATCATGCGATTGAAAGAAACTGATATCTTTTTTAAATTTGGATAAGTTGCTTTCAATTTGCGATTCAAGCTTTGTAATCTTTTTAACCTTAGCCTCTGTTTCAATTTTACTTGCAACAACCAATTGAAGTTCTTCTGTCTCTGTGGTAAGGGCCGTAACATTTGCGAGTAAGGCGGATACGGTATCATTATGATATTGAATCTCTGTATCATATTCTTTTATCTTTTCTTCATTGTTTTGTTTTAGCTCTTCAATATGTTGTTTTTGCAATTCATATTTTTGATTAGCCAAATCTCTTTCATGTTTCTTTTCATATATCAAATCTTTATTGTTTGATAACTTATCTCTTACCAAAGTATTCATGGTAGAAAAAATTTGAATATCCAATAAATCTTCAATGATAGTTCTTCGGTCTGATGCCGACAGTTGCATGAATGGAGTAAATGATGCACTTCCTAAAATTACAATCTGTGTAAATGATTTGTAATTGAGTTTGAGAATAAACTTTTCTAGGTGTTCCTGATAATCTCTACTTGCAGCTTCTTGGTTTAGAAGTTCGCCATTACAATATATTTCAAAGATATTTGGTTTGATACCACGAACAATACGATAGTTTTTATTGTTAGTGTCTAAGGTGACTTCAACCACACAATCTTTACCATTGATTGAGTTTACAAGTTGTGGTTTATTAATTGACCGAAATGGTTTGCCAAATAAAGCAAAACACAATGCATCAAGCATCGTGCTTTTTCCAGAACCATTTTCACCAACAACAAGAGTGTTTGGTGTGCCGTCTAGTTTGATTTCTGTGAAGTGATTACCGGTACTTAACAGATTTTTCCACTTAACATTACGAAATATAATCATTCAGCAACTTCTGTATTCAATGCCTCAACATAGAGCTCTCGCATGAGAGTTTTTAATTTATCGGGTTCAACTTCTAATTCCAAATTATCAATATATTTGGAAAGAATTGTCATTGTATCTTCTGCCTGGTCAATAATATCTTGGTCATCGTCTATCATTGTATCAGTAAAATCTTCAACAATTGACAAATCAGCCACACCAGTTTTGTATAGGTTGTCTACGACATGGTCAAACAGATATGGATTTTGTTTGTTTAATACCACAACCTTTACATAGGTATCTTTTAATACATCAAAGTCATATGTTTTCCACCATTCAAAGTCATGTGCGGTATCATCATATGTTACCTTGTTAAACATTGTAAATGGGTTACGAATAAACTCCAAGTGCCGTGTGTCTGTGTCAAATATATGAAAACCTTTTGGGTCATTATAATCAGCCCAAGTCATTTCATATGGTGTGCCCACATATACAATGTTGTGGTCTGACGATTTGTGATGAAAATGGCCAGACAAAACGATATCATAACTCTTTAATAGGTCTTTGTCAATACCTACCTCTGAAACATTGCCACGATCCATTTCAAAACCACGAATCTCAAAATGCCCAAAGGCAATTTGTGATTTAGAATCTTTTATCTTTTGTAATATTTCTTCGGCATTGTCATCACACATCCAAGGTATAACATCAATTGGAACACCATTAAATTCTATGGTAACAAAATCATCATAGTGTTCCACATTGTTATATTCATTGAGAAGTAAGCCGGTTGAATTGACTTCTAATGTGTTCTTAAAAGCTACATCGTGGTTGCCAAGAAGAGTATGAACTTTGATGTTTAATTTTTTACATTTGTCAAAGAAGTATTTGCGGCATAGATAGAGTGAGTTGAAATTGATAAACTTCCGCCTATCAAACAAATCACCCATTTGAAAAACTACATTGATTTTATTTTCAACCAAATATGGAAAAAACACTTCATCATAGAAGCGTTCAAAATATTTGTGAAAATCTAAAGAATCACCACGAGCACCAAAATGTGTGTCACCAAGAATACATATTTTCATATAATTTGATTTTTGAAAGCTTCTATTTCATCTTTCAGTTTAAGTTTCTTTTTCTTTAACTCTGTTACTAATCTATCATCACCATGGCGATTATACTGCATTTGTATTTCTTTGTCAAGGCCATCATGTAATTCTTGTAAATGTTTAATATGATGTTCAATTTTTATTTTGTCCATCTACCACTCCAAAACTTTTATATTTGAAATAT